CAAATTTTTATTATAGATATATTCTACCACAGTTTTATAGAAATGTAAAGGAAAAAATGCATTTAAATGAAAAAAAGTGATTAATATGTTAATTAAACTTTCTCCATAAAGAATGAAGTATATAAAACCAAACACCATTCAAAGCAGGTTCAACTAATGCTACCGCACCGGCTTCCCATATAGTTGCACCAGTCATAGCGTATACCGTTGTACAAGCAATAATCACATGACCTGTTGTATAAATTAAACTAAGAGCTAAGCTGTTTGTTTTTAAAAATTTTTTAAGTTTATCTTTAAATGAAGGTTTACTGTAAACTACTTTACGCCATTCTGGACTTTGCCTGAGTTTCCACAACATCCAATCATAGTATCTTTCGGGTTCTGCATCAGGTAATTCAATATGATCACCAGTTCCCGTTATATCTTGAGTATACTTATTCATTGACAAACTCCTTTACCATAGGGAATATATTTGTTATTGCTTTTGCACATGCTTTTGCAACTTCAATACATTCTTTTTGTGTACCATTAGCTGAACGTAATTCTATAAAATGAATCCAACTTCGAATAGTACCATTCATATATAATCTTGATTCTGTTAATCCTTCCGGTAATACCGCTCTTGCAACTTCTTTAGCTATTCCTTTTTCAATTGCATTTTTATAAGCTCGTTTGCAGACTTCGATAACTTTTCTTTGTTCCTGCTGCCACTCATCTTGGATAGTTTTATCATCAACTTCAACACTATTTTGTCTATTCTTTGTATCTTGCATTCTCGCTTCTCGTGTAACAAACTCTAACTCCTCTACTGGATTTGCATACCTTTGACTAAACTCTTGAAAACTAAAACTACGATGCCTTAAAATTTGTCTGGCGATATCACGTGTAGTATTGATCTCAATACAAGCACTTACCATTTCAAATGGCGACCAGTGTTTATGTTTAATAAGATAATTGAGTAACTTTTGATTTGTATCTTTATTCATTTGGTTTGAAGGATTACTAACTCTTGCAGAAAATGCAATTAACTCTTGTACATCTTCAATTCCTATAATACTGGTTGGTTGAGAATAACTAACTAATCTTGCTATCATTTTTACCCCATCGAATCTATCATTACTAAAATACAAATATAAAAAAAAGCAAATATAAAAACAGGAGTTGCATTAGATATTTGCTTTTTACTTTTTGGCTCTTCCTTCAAATAATAAAAGCCCATATAATCTCTATCCCAAGCGTCTCTTCTTGTATCTTGTTTACGCTGATCAATATGTATTTGTCTTGGATCTACTTTATATACTTCAGGTTTTGCCATTATTCGCTTCCATTTGTTCTAATAAACTTCGATATTCTCTTATGACCATCAAGCATTTTGGTATGTCACCTCTGTAGTTTACCCAAAATGGTCTAAATTCTTTTTCCCATGTCTTTCCATCTGCCTGCATTAAGTTTTCAGATAGTTCTTTTTCAAGTTCAGTTAACTTTTTTATATCATAAAACATTCAGCTTTTTTCTCCTATGATATGCCATTCTTCACCGTAAGCTAAAATACAATAAGTATTATAATCTCTATGCCATTCGGCTATTGTAAAATGTTTGTTAGATAAGTTTACATAAAGCCGCATTGGAAGTACTGCTGGAATATCACTTAATCCATCTTTGTTTCTAACAGTGGCAAACATATCAGCTGCACCTAAAATTATTTTACCTTGTTC